GAACCTGCCCGGGGGTATGAAGACTCGTGGCCTGCGTGTAAAGGGAGACGATACACCTATTGCCCCGGGTGAGTTCCGTGACGTGGACATTGCCAGCGGAGCCCTGCGCGACAACATCATGCCGCTTCCTTACAAGGAGCCAAGTCAAGTTCTGCTGGCCCTGCTGAACCAGATCACGGATGAAGGTCGCCGGTTGGGCTCGATTGCTGATATGAACATCAGCGACATGGGTGCGAATGCTCCGGTAGGTACCACGCTGGCTCTGTTGGAGCGTCAGCTCAAGACCATGTCGGCAGTTCAGGCCCGGGTGCACTTCTCCATGAAGGAGGAATTTCAGCTGCTGCGCGACATAATCCGCGATTACACGCCAGAAGAGTACAGTTTCGACCCGTCGTCGGGTGACCGCAAAGCCAAGCGTAGCGACTACGACATGGTGGCGGTCATCCCAGTGTCGGACCCCAACAGCGCGACCATGGCGCAGCGGATCATGCAGTACCAAGCTGTGATCCAGCTGTCCCAAGGTGCGCCCCAGATTTATGACCTGCCCCAGCTGCACCGCCAGATGATTGAGGTGCTGGGCATCAAGAACGCCGACAAGCTGGTGCCGATCGAAGAGGACATGAAGCCGATGGACCCTGTGTCGGAGAACCAAGCAGTTCTTAAGGGAAAACCTGTCAAGGCGTTCCTGCACCAAGACCACGAGTCGCACATCGCTGTCCACACCGCGCCCATGAAAGACCCCATCGTTATGGCGTTGATTGGTCAGAACCCGCAAGCCGGGAAGATGATGGCAGCAATGCAAGCGCACATTGCCGAGCACGTTGGCTTTGGGTATCGCCAGAAGATCGAGCAGCAACTGGGCATGCCCTTGCCGCCCGAAGACGAGAAGCTGCCACCAGAAATGGAGATTGCCTTGTCAGCCATGATGGCCCAAGCCGCGCAGCAAGTGTTGCAACAGAGCCAAGCGATGGCTGCGCAGCAGCAAGCCCAACAACAGCAGCAAGACCCTGTTGTACAAATGCAACAAGCTGAGTTGCAGATTAAGCAGCAGGAAGTGCAGATCAAAGCCCAGCAGTTGGAGTTGGAAAAGCAGAAGTTGTCTGTCGCCGCCGCTACGGCCGCCGACAAGCAAAAGCTGGAAGAACAGAAAGTAGAAGGTAACTTGCAACTTGATTCCATGCGTCTGGGCGTCCAGATCAAAGAGAGTCAGGCCAAGCAACAGTCTGCTGACGAACAGAGCGGAGTCAGGATGGGTATTGACATCGCCAAACACAAAGCCCAAAACGCTTTGCAAACCGCCCAGATGATGGCCAATTCAAAACCGGATAACACACTCAAATGATCCAAGACTTCGCACGCGTATTGCGCGAACAAATACGCACTGACATGAACAACTACGCCGATGATTTGGCGGGGGGCGCATGTCGCTCGTTTGACGAGTATCAAAAACTCTGCGGGACCATTCAGGGTCTGGCTCTTGCAGAGCGTTATGTCCTTGACCTTGCAGAGAAAGTGGAGAAAGCCAATGAGTGACCTCGATCTGAGCCCCGGCTCGTTCGCATTACCCGAGACAATTCAAGCCACAGATGCGCCGTCCCCAACGGCCACACTGGATGAAAAAGCTCGTCAACTGCCTGATCCGTCAGGCTACAAACTGCTGTGCGCCGTGCCTGACGTTGAAGAGCGTTATTCCGGGACCACACTGGACCTTGTTAAACCGTCAGATGTCTTACGTCAGGAAGAGCACGCCACCACGGTGTTGTTTGTCTTGAAGCACGGCCCTGATGCGTACAAGGACACCGCCAAGTTCCCCACAGGTGCTTGGTGCCAACCCGGAGATTTCATCTTGGTCCGTACGTATTCCGGTACAAGGGTGAAGATTTTCGGTAAAGAGTTCCGTCTCATCAACGACGACCAAGTTGATGCTGTTGTGCAAGACCCACGCGGAATCACCCGCGCTTAAGGAGTAGTTATGGAAGCGTTTAAATTCCCCGACGAGATCGAAGACACCAAAGTTGAGATTGAAATCGAAGGCGAAGGCGAAATTGACGTCGAGATCGTTGACGATACGCCCGAGCAAGACCGTGGTCGTCAGCCCCTGAACAAGGTGGTTGAAGACCCGTCTGAAGAAGAAATCGAGAGCTACTCTGGCAAAGTCCAGCAGCGGATCAAAGAGCTGACCCATGCCCGGCACGACGAGCGCCGCGTTAAAGAAGCCACGATGCGCGAGAAGCAAGAGCTGGAACGTCTTGCACAGCAGTTGATTCAGGAGAACAACAACCTGAAGAAGACCGTGAATTATGGGCAGGAAGCGTTTGCCACCACCTCACGCGAGAAGGCGGAGTCCGAAATGGACAAAGCACGTCGCCAGTTGAAAGATGCTCACGAGGCATTTGACACTGACGCCATCATTGCCGCACAGGAAGCAATGACGGATGCAAAGATGCGTTTTGAAGCGGCAAAAAATTATCGCCCCACCCCTTTACAGGAAACAGAAATTCCTGTACAAACACAATTACGAGAACCCCAACGGGTTGAGCCGGACGAACAATCTCTGCGCTGGCAGGCAAAAAACCAGTGGTTCGGCTCCTCAGGGTTCGAGGAATACACCAGCTACGCATTAGGGCTGCATCAAAAACTAGTCAACGGTGGAGTTGATCCCCGCTCGAATGAATATTTCGACCAAATTGATGGTCGCATGAAGTCCAAGTTCCCAGAGTTATTTGGGCGCGAAGACAAGAGTCAGTCCAATAGGCGACCCACAACTGTTGTTGCGTCGGCGTCTCGGTCAACGAGCGCTGGAAAAGTTCGTTTGACAACCACGCAAGTGGCACTGGCAAAAAAACTTGGATTAACCCCGCAGCAATACGCTGTACAAGTACAGAAACTGGAGAACTGAAATGGCTGAAACTCGTAACCCTCGTGACCTTGTGTCACGCGAAAAATCTGCTCGTGCTGTATACGTACCGCCGACATCGCTGCCTGATCCGACCCCCGAGCCGGGAATTGCGTTTCGCTGGATTGCGACACACGTTCTTGGACAAGCTGAGACCCGCAACGTATCTACCAAGATGCGCGAAGGTTGGGAGCCAGTGAAGGCAGCAGACCATCCGGAATTGCAAATGTATGGCAATGCTGCCACAGGTAACGTCGAAATCGGGGGGCTCATGCTCTGCAAGTGCCCCGTTGAGAAGATGCAAGCCCGTGAGGAGTATTACAACCGTCAGGCGCAGACCCAGATGGATTCAGTGGACAACCACTTCATGCGAAACAATGACCCTCGAATGCCTCTGTTTGCTGACCGCAAGTCAACGACCAGTCGCGGACAAGGATTTGGTTCAGGTTCAAAGTAAATTAGGAGCCCTAAATGGCATCTACCGCTTCTCCCTACGGCTTTAAAGCCGTGAACGAGTTGGGTGGCCTACCTTATTCAGGTAGCACTCGACAGTTCCCCATCAACCCTGCTGGGTACAACACGAACATCTTCAATGGTTCACTCGTGTATGTTGCTTCTACAGGTTATTTGCAAATCGCTACATCGACTGGTGCTGACGCAACTACCAATGGTTTCCCCACTGGTACTGCTAACACAGGTTGTGTTGGTGTGTTTGTCGGCTGCACCTATGTGAACGCACAGGGTCAGGTGATCTACGCTCAGTACTACCCAGCCAACTATGTTGCACCTACTGGCACGACTATTACTGCATACGTCATTGATGATGACCGCGCTGTATTCCAAGTGCAGGCCGACGGCAGTTTGACTTTTGCTGCTTTGGGCGCTAACGTAGTTCTGAGTGCTGCGCAATCTACCTCCACAGGTAGCACCACCACTGGCAACTCAACTACTTCCGTAAGTGCTACAGCACAAACAACCACTGGCGCTTTCCGCGTTATTGGCTTTGTGAACATGCAAGGCTTCTCGGTTGCGGGTGACGCATATACTGACATTCTGGTGAAGTTTAACCCCGGATACCACTCTTACAGCAACGCTGTTGGTCTGTAAAAGGAGCTAAATCATGGCTATTTCACGCGCACAACTGCTCAAAGAATTGCTTCCCGGTCTGAACGCTTTGTTCGGTATGGAGTACGCACGCTACGGCGAAGAGCACAAAGAAATCTACGAAACAGAGAAATCTGAGCGTAGCTTTGAAGAAGAAACCAAGCTGGCCGGTTTCGGCGCTGCTCCGGTCAAGAACGAAGGTTCTGCCATTGCTTATGACAATGCGCAGGAAGCGTTCACTGCCCGTTACAGCCACGAGACCATCGCCTTGGGCTTCTCCATCACTGAAGAAGCTGTTGAAGACAACTTGTACGACAGCCTGTCTGCTCGCTACACCAAGTCTTTGGCACGCGCCATGGCCTACACCAAGCAAGTTAAGGGTGCTTCCGTTCTGAACAACGGTTTCAGCGGCTCTTACTTGGGTGGTGACGGTGTGTCGCTGTTCGGTGTGAACTCTTCCAGCACTCGCGTTGGTCACCCACTCATTAACGGTGGTGTGAACTACAACAGCCCAAGCGTTGCAGTCGACTTGAACGAAACATCGTTGGAAAACGCTGTTATTCAGATCGCTGCTTGGACCGATGAACGTGGTCTGTTGATCGCTGCTCAACCCCGCAAACTGATTATTCCTCCAGCACTGCAATTCGTTGCAACCCGCTTGTTGGAAACCAGCCTGCG